GCTTGATAAGCCCTGCGGCTTCCAACCCCTCAAACACCTTGTCGATGTAATAGTCAAATCGGGTCACGTCTAAGTTTTGGATAGCTCTGGTTGCCGCACCGCGACCATTGGCCGGGTTGGACAATCCTGCGATAAGCGCCTCGCGGATAACGTGGAACCCAATGTTGCCCTCCGACAGCACTTTGAAAAAGGACTGNCCAAGACGCTGATCGAGCTGCGCCAGCGCGTTAAAATCATAACGCAGCTGATACGTCTCCCCGCCAATCTCGATAGACACATAGCCCCGCTGACGATTTGCCATGGTATCCCTCCGTCAGAAGTANGTAGGGGCGGCACAATGGCCGCCCCCGTGTNGCNTCCGTTACGGCGTCACCGGCGTCTGCTCGCCGGTGGGCTTCAAGGTCACTGACAAGACCAAGCCACCCTCCATCTCCGCCGTAACCTGAGCGTTCGTGACCACGGCGTCAAACTGCTCAGGTTGAGAAAAAGCTGGATGGTCGACCTCAAAGGAGAGCGTTTGCCGCACCGATTGGCGAAGCGTCTGGTGCGTGGTCTCCGACGGGTCGTAGTAAAACTCCAGCGTACGCTCCACCGTGTCGATGAGCCCGCCCAGATACTCCCGGCGACCTCCCGGCGAATCGTGAGCGGTCACCTCAATCTGCTCCGCTTGCTCCTCGGCCAGAACGGGGTCCCCCCGAAGGCCGGGAATGAGCGTCCTCGTACTGCCGTCCACCAAATAGATTTGTGCACCAAAACCCGCATGCTTAGGCATTTATTCTCTCGACCTCCTGATTTCGATTTCCTCACCGCCGTACTCCTCGGCGATGGCCTCCATAATGCGAGTCGAGAGCCGATGTGTCAGCTCTGCCCGCTCCGGACCNGTAAGCTGTTCAGACCAAATCTCCAAGGCAACGAAAAATGTGGCCACTTGGCCACCCATACCTGGGATAACCCTACCTCTCGCTGTCTCAAACTCAATCCTCACGGCATCACTCCCCAGCACGTACCCGCACACTCAGCGGCACGTGGTAGACCTTGGCGTCCGCGTCGTACTCATCCAGATCGCCCTCGATGGTCACGCCATGAATCAGCGGATCGCTGGAGCAATCGATCCAGCCNTCCAATGCCCGCCGCACAGCCGCGGCCACCGCCCGCGCCTCTGACCATGTCTTGGCCCAGCACGAGAGCTGCACCAGCGGCATCAACGCCCCAAGACTTCCCTCATGCGATGTCAGGCGCCGGTTGGACACCCGCTGGTACGTGATAGCGGGCAGCGCCGCTTCCGGGCCTTTGTCTGGCCGGCCGCCTACGGGGAAAATCCTGGTGCCGACCAGGGCGGACACCTCNGGCGAGGCCAGCAGGCGCTGGCGNACCANNACTTCNANNTCTAGCGCCATGGCATCACCGCTTTCCTCGCGCTTTCATCGCCGCCTGAAGCACGGATTCCCGGAACACGTCGCCAGCCTCTTGCACCGCTNTCTGACCCACAGCGTCCAGCGCCGGACGAAGCCAAGGGCGGGCCGGCATTTTCGACGTNCCNGTNTCGTGAAANGCGAGATAGAANCCCCAGTCAGTNGGNCCAATGGCAAACGTCGCCCGGTCGGGCCACTTGTCCACCAGCACCCATTTGATGGTCCTGTAAGCGTGGCCNTTNTCGGGATGNCTCGGGCCGGGTTTATGTCTAGGCGCCCTCTTTCGGGCCTCTTCGCCGATNCGCTTCGCAGCTACACGTGCCGCTTTGGTGACGGTCGCCCGCTGGCTGGCTCGTCGCATCTCGCCGAACTGGCGGATGATGGCTTTNTGGCCCTGCATGTCAAACTTAAATTCCACCGCCATCACCCCTGTTCGCCGGTACAGACCAGCTCCGTAATCTCACCACGATCATAGGTGCGAATGATCTCGTAGCGCCGTCCTTGATAGTAAAGCGCCCGCTCGTCCTGATACTCGATGGAGCGCACCTCAAACATGACCTCAGGCATCAACCCAGCCATATGCGCCGCGTAGAATTCCGACTGACGCACACTCTTGCGGTTGGCAAACACCTGCCGGGCCGTCTCGACCTCNCGCATCTCNCCCGTGAGCGGGTCCTGCTCCAACGTNCTCGAAAGCAGTTCAATGACGTCTCTGAACAGCACCGCTCACGCCTCCCGATACTCTTGCGACAGCGNCAGGTGCGCCTTGAGCATGTCATAGGCCCGCTCCAGGCGCTCGGCGTCGGCGTTNTCAAACCCNAAGTGGGCCTTGCAGTACGTGACGATGGCCCGCTTGATGAGGGGGTCGGACTCGTCCAGCTTAGCCGGGTCCACGCCGGACAGGCGCAGGTCGGCTTTGGCGGCCTCGATCAGGTCCTGTACCTCATCGTCGTAGGCAATAGTGGTAGGACTGATACGCAAGGCCAGCTTCACGTCATCTAACAAGGCCATCGCCCACCACCCCATTAAAGTGAGGCGCCGGAGCATCAGCCCCGGCGTCACGTTGCTTACTCTCCAGCCTTCTTGATAAGNACCACGCCGTAGGGATCGGCGAGCTTACCGTCGGCGATCATCGTCGCCTTGTGGACCCACTCATCCGTNTCCTCGTTAAAGTAGCGGCGATAGGTCACCTGCAGGTTGCTGTTGACCATGTAGTCTGCGGGATTAAACAGGATCGCCACGACATCACCCTCATCAGNATCATCGATGGAAGGCAGCAGGTCCTCGACCGCAATGACCTCCCGGCCCAAGAACCGCTCCTCGATGGTGCCGTTCAATCCATAGTTCACGCGGGCAACGGGCTGGCCGGTGCTGTCGACCATGCCGACGATGTACTTGTGCCAGTCGGCGTCGTGCAGGATGAGCACCACGCCGGACCGGTAGGACCGCGGCACCTTGGCGAACACGGTCGGCCAGGTGGTGTATTTGCCGAACTCCGACGGCGCCAGGGAGACGATTCGAGCCGCCGGCACGTTGTGGTTCACGATGCCCAGCGGCTGGCCGGTGCCGGTGCCCGANATGATGGCCTTGTCCAGCGCCTTGACCATCGCCTCGGCGATGTTGTCGGCAATCGTCTGTTCGAAGATGGGCAGGGCTACCACCGACGCCACCANNTCGACGGCCACGCGGACCTGCANCTTGTGGTAGCTGAAGCTGATCGTGGCGTTGACCGTCTTCTTCTGCTTGTCCGCGACTTCGCCGGCGGCAAGCCAAACGGCCGTCGGCTTAACAGTCGAAACGGGGATCTCCAAGCCGCCCTGGACGCTGGTCTTGGTGACGCGCGACCAGATGCGACCAACCTCTTCCATCTTCTCCACGATCCGATTCAGAATCGTGGTCGGGATGACGGCACCAATGTCCGAAGGCAACGTGGTCTCGTCGGCCCGGAACTCCAAGATGTCGGACTTGATGCCCCGGGTGACGTAGTCCATGAACGCCCGACGGTACTCAATGCTCTCCAGCTTGTCCACCGANCGGTTCTGCCGCGCAGCAGCACGGCCGGCCGTGGACTCGATCACCCGGACTTCGGGCGCCGTCCCGGCCTCGATGCTAGCCGCCACGTCCAGGCGCCGGCGCAACTCCTTCTCCTCGTCGGCCAGACCCTTCAGCTCCTTTTCCAGCGCGTCCAGGTCGGCCTTCTCGTCCGTCTCCAACAGCTTGCGGATCTCAGCCTTCCGGGCTTCGATCTCNTGCAGNCGNTTCCGCAGGNTCATGTTTTCACGCTCCCTTACAAATAGGTTTGAAGGATCAGCTTGCGGCGCCGCTTCTTAGCCGCCTCCGCGGNCCGGCGCTCGGCCTCCGCCTGCGCCATGAAGTAGCTCCGCGCGCTGATGTAGGTATCCTGGTACGCCGGGGTGTCCACCGCCGAGACGTCCCAGATGCGCTTGAACCTCAAAATGCGGCGGGTATGGGTGTCTCGGTCGTAGGAGTCCTCCGCGACCGTGAAAGCGAAGGACATCTTGTCNANNTCGCCCCGCTTGATAAGTTCGTACAGATCCCGGCCCGCCGTCGTGTTGGCCAGCTTCGCCCGCACCAACAGCCCCTGCTCGTCGGGAATCAACTCCAATGTCTTGTTCCGGGTGCGGGCCATCACCATGACGCTGTCGCTGTGGTTGTACTTGAAGGGCACGTCCTTGAGGTCGGCGCCCTCCAGTGCNCCGCGGGCGATCACCTCATAGTACTTGACGCCATCGATCTCAAACAAAACGGTCGGGCTCTCGTAGACGATGGCCCGACCTTCGACGATCATCTCGTTAGCATCGCCCACCGGCTCGATGGCCCGCAGCTCGGCCATGCGGATTTCCCGCTGGGGCCGAACCGCCGACCGCTCATCCCACTGGGCGAGGCAGACGGCGTATCGCTGCGA